ATATAGTCTCTTATGGTTTCTAAAATTATTCTTGTTTCTGCAATGGGTTGAAAATCATAAGTGGCCAAGTCATAACTGGTGCTGTTGAATCCTACTGTGACTGAAGCACTAAAATCATATAATTGTTTGGAAAATTGAATGGTACCATTCTGTCTACCCACAGTTTTATAATTTATTGTGTAATCCACATTGAGTAGATTGGCTATTTTTTCAAGCAATATCCATCCACCAGTGCCTATGTTTTCAATCTTAACTATGTCACCAATTTCATCGTCTATCAGTTGCAATTTGTAACTGTCTGAAACATTATAATTTATTTCAGTAAATTTTCCATAGCCTTCTGCATACCAGTCTATATAATTCCAAAATAAATTTACGTTGTATGCTTGCAACATAGTTCTGTTATAAACGCCTTCTACATTGTCCCAACTGTAAATTGCCCATTTACCATTAACATTAGCATCGGATTCAATTAACACACTGAATTTTCTTACTTCTATGCGGGTGCTTGTGCTGTAATTACTGCCGCCACGATTTATTAAAACATTGTTAATTTGTCCAGATACATTTATTTGGAGTGTAAAATCCGCACCAGTGCCTGTACCTGTGGGGTCTATTATTTTATAAGTTGGTGCTACTTTATAGCCACTGCCAGATGCAGTAATAATTACGTTGATTATTTTTCCATCTTCAATTACAGGAATTAATGTTGCAGGGGTAACGTTTGCTGTTGCCACAAAAGATAGATCTGCAAATGAATCTCTAGTTAAATCGTAAAATCGTTTTACGCTGTTAGGTTTTTTTTCTGATTCAGACAACCTACTAATATTATTATTAAAAACTATTAAATTTTTACTGCATACTGCATTTACTCTTTCAATGGCTTGTTTTAATGCTTCCACACGGTTTACGAACCAACTTTGTCTTGGTTTTCTCAGTGTGCCATATTTGTATTTGACACTTAATTTTTCATCTGGCACTGTATTGTAATGTTCATCATAACCAATTAAACTATTAAACCACACAGCTTCTATTTCTTTTTTAGGTTTACTGTAGTTAACTCCGTCACTAATCAATTGATATTGATTGTGTATGTTAATATTTTTATCTTCTATGTTCCAAAAACTAAAATTAATAGCCACATCTGTATTTTCTAACAAATTGCTTATGTTATGCAATGAAAATTTATTGTTATTCAATAATGTTACATATCTATAAAATTGTTTTCTTGGGTCTTCTATCAACTGAGCCACATCAAAAGCACTGAGTTTTCTGCCTTCCATGTTAGGCAATGTTTTTTTGTTCTTTACCCAAAAGTAATATCTATTACTGAAACTTTTGGAAACATAATCATACATACGTCTAATTGCATAAGTGCTATTATTGTACAATGCAGTACCACTGATGCCTGCCAATATAGATGCAGCCGAATTGCTGGCGCCCAATGTGTTATATTCTTGTGGAGTATAAATGGATTCAACCCATTCGCAAACATCTATGGATGATCCTGGAAACATTTTGTTCCAATAATTGTTGGCAAATATAATATTATTTTGATATGCATTATAAAATTTTACAGTGCTGAGATTCCACCAGAGTCTACCTACTTGTTCTTTGTTCCAACTGGTCTGTACATCTAATGTGACATCTGTTTGTGCTGCGCTGGTGTACACTGCTGGATCATAGTTTGTTTTGTAGTATAATTCTTGTTCAGCTGTGCCAGCAATTTTTCCTTGCACTGGATCCAGGTAATCTAGTCTAGAAAGAAGTTTTTTTGTTTTTACATTGTATAAAAATATTGATTTTACCTTGTTTACGTCTACAGGATACATGGGAGACTTGTGAGAAGCCCATGTGCGTGCATCTGCAGGTTTTCTAAAATTAATAATTAATCCTTCAGTGTTTGGTGATGCAAGATCATTTATATAATAAGGCAATGATGCATACACATGATTGTCAACTATTTTTAAATTTTTTCCAAATTCATTAAGATTGGTGTTGTTGATGCTGAATTCATCAGCATATATCAATACTCCATTATAATCTTCATACACGTATATGGATCCTGTGTTGTAAACCTTGGTGTTGAATGTGGTGGCACCTCTGTCAAAATATGTTAAGCCTTGATCCAAAGTAAAATTCAATTCTGTGTCACCATTCAAACTGGACACCACTAAGGTACTGCCATCAAAATCTATGTTGTTTCCAAATCTTTCTGTGGCTTTGGGTTGAGGACTGATTAGTGTTTGTACTGATTGAAACACTCCATTAATTTGCTTATAAATGTATACTACCCCGCCATCTGTGGTGCTTTGATCTGCACGAGGACTGGACACAGCTAAAAACATTCCGTCGCTGCTGATAGCAATTTTACTGGCAAATTCTGTATTGTCTTCTCCGCTGTCTGGTGATACTATAGTTTGTGAAAACTGATATCTGTTATTGATCAATCTATAAACTATTACTTTCTTTTCAATGGTGGAATCCAATTGATCATCAATTGACACTGCCAACACTGATCCTGAATCATTTATATCAAATGCCACTCCAAAAGCCAAAGGTGCTTGAATATTTTGAGTGCTGTCACCTTCAAGAGTAGGAAAGATAACTGGTGGCGATCCTGGAGCGATCCCTTGAGGCACGCCTGGTGGTACAAAACCTAAATAGTCTGTGCCTTCAGTTTGTGCTTCCCAAAATGTGGCATTAAAGCTGCCAGGTCCTTGAGTGGTTAAACTTTTAAATATGACATCATTATAGGCCACTAAATCATCTGTGTAATATGTGTCTGTGCTGTCAAATAATCCTGTGTAATTTGCATCCACACTCACTTGAAAATCAAGATTGGCTTTTTTAAAGAAATATAATCTACCAGCACCTGTGCCACCATTGGTGGTTGCTGTGCCCACAAAAAGCGTGTTCACATTGTTGTGTTGTCTCAGTTTGATGGATGATCCTAACCCTAAAAAATTACCTGCGCTTGATACTATTGCAGGTTGTGCTGCAGGCACTATAAAATTATTGGTCAAAACGTAGCTGTTGTTGCGTTGACGTTGATACACCAAAAATATACCTTGTTCAGTCAATCCTGAAGTGTAACCCACCCCAGCAGGTATGTTGAAAGTTTGTACATAATCTCTATTCACTTTGGATGGCACGCTGGCACCTCTGCTAATTCCATCCTGCGTGATGTCTTGATATAGATAGTATTCCAAACCATTTATAAAGTGATAAGCACTGTTGCTGGTTGGGGTTAGAACAGCTCCAGCATCAAACACCAACAATGATCCAGACACTGCATTTTCTAATTCGCTTACTTGTATAATACCCACTGTTCTATTTGGAGTACCCACTAATATCAATGCTGTGCTGGGTCCTAAAGTGGATCCAAGACTGAACGGACCAGTTTTATTTTTGATGTATATTTGCAACAAATTAAAACCAATCACTTTTACATAGGCCACTTCTGCAGTGTGTCCTGTGTCATTATCCTGCACTGTGCTGCCTATGGTGGGAATATAGAATAGACCCAATCCATCTGGCTGTGCATCCACTCTTAAAAAACCATTCCACTTGTCAATTATTTCATTTACACCATTGAGGTCATTGAAAGGTAAATCTAAAGCAATGGGTTCTATCACTGTGGCAGGAGTACCTGTTAGGATAGTGTTGAACCATATACCCACTTCATCATAAGTTGCAGTGGGCAACACATCACTAAACTGTTTAGGCGCTCTCACTAAAAATCTATTGTCAAATACATCTCCCACAAATGTGCTGTAACCTGATATGGAGAATGTTTTGTAATAACTTAAGATACTCAACTGACTGGCTGAAGTGGCAGCCAACGGTAATCCTGCAGCCTGAGTGGCTATGGTATCCAAACTGTTGAAGTAAAGAAAAGCTGTTCTTGGATCACCTGCTTTGATAATATCACGCACCACCAATGAACGCTTGTTGTCAAATTTACCTGAAGTGGTGCCTGGTGATGGCACATCTATTTTCCACCAACCTGCCACGCTGTCATAATCTTCCAATAAGATACGGGTATAATCCCCCACGGGCGTTGGACCTAATCTTATCTGTGCAGCGTCCACTAAATTACCTGTGACGTTTTTTAAGTATATGATAGATTGAGTGCCTTGAGTGAATATGTATGCCACTGTGCCATTGGCAGTATCTGTGTTCAGCAAATTGCCCACGCTTGGTGCAGTGATTGTCAAATCTATATTGATTATTTGATCTATTTTTTCATCTATTACATGAGGCCCATCAATGAAAGCCTTGTCAATACCAACCGCATTGCCGCCGAAAGGCACGTTGCCTGTGGGATATTCAGTGGTGAGGTTGTTCCAATATAACACCAGTGTATCACCAACTGCACTGCCTCTGTATTGATCTGTGGTGGCTCTTATCAATATATGATCAGCACCCACACCAGTGAAGGTGTAATTGCCTGTGATCATCTGTTTAATTTCTGGATATGTGCCCGTGCCTGCATCATAATGTGCTTCACTCCAAAAACTGGTGGCACTGAATGTGGTAAAGTCCACTGAAGGATCTTGTCCCAGCACTGGATTTACCACACGCCACAATTGTTGTTTATGGAATACTATGTCTCCAATAGCATAAGATGCTGATATATTATATTGACCTTTATAATATGATTTTACGTTGGATGCTTTGGGAGCTCCTACCACAAGAATTTTTCCATCTGGACTGATGTCCAATGTTGCGCCGAAATCTGCATTGCCGGTCCATATGTCTTGTGGCACGTCTATCACTTGTCTCAGAGTGAATTGTCCAGAATTTGATCCGCGTTGATATACTAAAAGACCAATGTTTTTATCTGCAACCACCATCACATTGTTGCTGTCGTCCACTGCTATGCTTTGACCATAAGTACCGCTGCTGTTGGTGTTGTAATTTAAAATCTGTTGATGTTTTATAAAAGTTTTTTTATTTTTTAACACTGCCCAATCATTTAGATTGTTGTTTTCTATCCAAAATAAATCATTGTCTTTGAATCCAATAAATTCTAATGCTTTTGCATTGATCGCTTGCAGATTACTTAACTTGGCACTGACAAACTTACCAAGGAATCCATATGAAGATCCGTCGTTGCTTGTGATTTGTGTAGCACCATTTTTAGCACACGTGATTTTGTCTAAGGCCACACTTTTAACTTTGAACAATTGTGTGGAGTTTTGTTGTGGAATAGTCACAGAAATTATATCATCCACTGCTAACACAGCAGGCACATTAGTGTTAATAATAACGTCATTACCCTGTTCGGCCACAGTGTATATTTTTAATTCTGTTTTCACGTGTTTGTAAATATTCCAGCTCTGTTTGAAAAATCCTATCCACACATATTGTCCAAATTTTAATTTGGTGGTATCTATGGACAGTATATCTTCGTATGTTTTCAATGTGAAATTTACATCTTCTGGATCCACGAATCCAGCTGTTTTAACGTATTCCTCTTGGTTTAATTTCAAAGGAAATGGTCTGTGATTGTAGTTTATTGTGCGTAAGTAAGTTTCATCAGATTTAATACGTAACACAAAATCAGGATCTGTGGGACTGGCGTCATCAGTCAATAATACGGGTTGCGGATTTAATCTAAATTTCTTTTCATCCAATAGATACTCAAATTCATCAAATGATTGCGATGCACCATACTGTCCAGTTCGGATGGCCCACTCCTCATAAAATTCTATGCTGTCTTTATTAGCACTAGCCAATGAATCAAACATCTTGCTGAGTGCATTCTTAGTGCCTTTGTCCTGTATGAACCCTTGATAGAATCTATATTGTGCCACATCATCATTGATAATATTTTGTAGATACTCTCTTTTTTGATAGCCTATTAAATGTTGTGCTAACTTCTGCTGACTTACATCAAAATTATCGGTGTCTAAGTCATAAAAATCACCAAATTGATTGGTTTTGTATTCAAAGTTAGGTCTCAACACACTGACTGGTCTTTGATCCAGTTTGTTCCAAAATTTGTTTTCAAAAACATTGCCGCCTTTGACATTCACATTGGCACTGTAAAAAAATTCTTTGTATTTGACCACATCACTCATGGAATAATCTGTGTACACTTGCCATTCTTTCACAATAACTTCATCGTACACAAAGCCCGGCACATCCAGTGATCCATTCCAATCGCTTACTACATATCCTATCACATTGATTCTCTCCTGTCTGTATCCTGGAGCAAGATCATATATTATATCGTTGAATACTGTGACGTTGTCTATCATCACCACATGTTCTTTTTGAACCAATGGAATTTTTACAAAATAAATACCTTCGTTGGTATTTTTTGTCGTTAAACTAAAACTATTGCCTTGTCGAACAACCTGTAATCTTTGCGATATAATTTTCACGCCGTCCGCTCTCAACACTGCATAGTCATAAAAATTATCAAAGATATTATCTGCCACTGTGTATTCAGTTTTTAATTTTAAAGTATTTGCCGCAGGACTCAATGCCAACACTGCTCCTGATCTCCAATTTTGTGTGGTCCAGAATAAAAATTCTTGAGCACTTAAAAACCAATTTTCTATTGTGTTAATTTCTTTGTTAAACACATCAAATATAAAACCTTTGGACTCAAGGTATTTTGCATATCCCAATATAAAGTCCACTACTTCTTGCTGCGTGGACATTACAGTGCCATAGTCAATTGTAGATACAGTGTCAGTAAAATTTTTGCTAAATGTAGCTACCACGCCACCTTCTGTTGGTAGTTCAGACAATTTTTGGAATTTTTTTCCGTCAAATTGATTGTCACTGAAATGATCTATTTTAGCTGAATAAAATTGATTGCGAAATTGTACTATCTGTGTGGCAGTATAACGTTTGCCTGAGGTCCATATCACATATTGACTGCTGACTGCGCCAATTTTTTTTACTTGGTCATCTGTTTTTTTAATTGGTTCAAAATATTTAAATTTAGGATAGTTAGAATCATATCCTTTTATCACAAATCCTTTTGCAATTTTTTCAATCACTATGCCACTGTACACTAATACATCTACAGGAGAACTGACATTTAGATGTATGTCGTAATTTTCTTCTGGCACAAACACATTGCTTTTATTCAAAGGTGATCTACTATCCAGTAACAGTTTAAATTTTTGTTTTTCAGTGAATCCTTTCACTCTAAATCCTAACTGTTGTGTTAGATTCATCACAGATTCTTTATAATCTGTGTAATTTGTTAACACATCCGTTTTAATATAATTTGCAATGTAGTTGATTAACCCTGATGTTAACACAAGATTTTCATCGGCTCGACTGTTAGGAAAAATTAAATCTTTTAGAGCAATTCTTTTTTCTGTAACGCTATTCACTATTTCATTGGTGATATTTTTGGTAATTCTAGATACATCAAAATTTACTCCCATTGTGTATGCTGGTCTATTCAACATCATGGCTTTTAACACAGCGAAAGGATAGTTAGAGCTGCGTCTCCAAGCAGTTTCCACTGGAGCATGATCACCAAATTTAAATTTTTCAGTGGACAAAGTTAATATAAAATTTTTTGCGTAATTACTTTGTATAGGACTTAATAATTTTCCATCTTCATCCACAGGCAGATGATTTAACAAATTATCACGTTTGTATCTTTTATCGTAAACTAATTTTTTTCCTGGTTCACGAATCACTCCTGCTTGTAAGTCTTCCCAAAGTATTAGATTATCTTTGGTATAAGGAGCAGGTCCGTACTGAGTGTTCCACCATGTAGGTTGTTCACTAAAGCCCAACATCTCCCAAGGATGACTGTGTGGTCTGTCTGTGTCATAGGCTTGTTTGTAAACGGCTCTCCAAAAACCTGGTAAACTTTTGCCTGTTGGCGACAGCATGTGTGAATGATTAAAGGTAAAATCATTCAAACTATCATAGAAAAAGTTATCTGTGTAGTCTGATGCACCTGCTACACTATTCCATCTAATAAAATCATCTATAATAGATTGATCAATATTTTCAATTTTATAGACTGTGTCTCTGTATGTGCTTGGAATAAAATCATGCACGTTCCTTATATCTTTGTCGTATTGTATCTTAATGTTATTGTAGATTCTTTTTTCAAGTTCTAATAATAGATTATCTCTATAATCTCCATAAGCCACCATTAAACTGCCGTCATGCCCTTGCAACACTGCTACTGGGTTTACAAGAGTATCATCTTGATATATTACAGGTTTGTATTTAGGATACATTCCCAGTTTGGTTGGTGTGGCAGGCACATGGTTGCCAATTGTACTTTCATATTCAAATATCTCCACTAAATCATTCTCTGATAACGATTTAGATATTACACAGAAATTTTCATTATTAAAGGTATAATCAGAGCCATGCAATAATTGAGCTCCATTTAGATACACCTGCACTGCATTGGTGCTTAATGCGGACATGTTAAATGCTTTGCTTAAGGCAAAATATATGTTGCTGTTATCATAAACTTTAAAAGATAATTTTTTTGCAGCTCCATACGGAATCATATCACTGAAATAAAAAGGCATATTAGAGTTTTTATCAGTGTTAATAGTTTGCATGATTAAGTCAACGTGTTCGCGTACTGTGCCTCCAAATCCAGAATTTTCTGCTGTTTGTAAAAATATTTTTTTAAATTTGTCATATTCTTTAGCAGCATACGCAATTGATTTAATTACGTTTGCTTGTTTTTCCGCTACATGATACAATGCTAAATTTATTGGTGCACTGTGCTGCACAAACTTAGTACCATATATTGTCATATTACCTAGATCTCTTAGATTGTTGGATCCTGGACTGATGCCCGAGAATGTTTCTAAATTTTCAATTATGCTGTCCACGTGATTGTTGACTTCGCCAAAAGTAAAACTGGAGATGTTGCTGTTAAAAGGATTACTCTGTAAATTAATAGGCATCTCATAATATCCTGCAGAAGTTTTTACTTCATTGCAGTGAGTCTTCAGTATTATGGATTGATTTTCTTTTAATTTTTTAGACAGTCTCACATATTTGACATCATTCTTAACAAACGTGGTAAATTCATGTGACTGCAATAACTTTCTGTTGACATAAACTTTAAGGATTAAATTTTGTATTAATCCACTGTTTTCATACTGATCAATGGCAAAGTCGTTGGTGCGTGCAGTGCCAACATACTGTCTTATTATCATTTGTCTGCTGTTGTGTGCGGCCTTGCTCCAACCATGAGCATACACTTTTGTCGTTCTTGTGCTGAATTTTTTTAGATAACCTACATCTGTATTTTTAGATACTAATGCATCACCTGATTGATAACTGAAAGAATCTATCAATAAGTTAAAATCATATACTATGTCACCCACATTGTTGACATTTCTATAAGATAAAGGAAATCCCAACTCCGAGTCATTCACACCTGTGCCTATTTTGTAACTAAAAACTTTATTGCCTGTGAAACTAGAACTAAAATACTTTGTTTGATCAGCAAAACTTACCCCTGCGCTGTCGCAAAGATCAAACAACGGTGCTTGATTAGGTTTGGTTTTTTCTTGAGCTTGTTTCCAAGTGGTTCCGTCATAATAAAACGTTTTACCTTTGTTAACTTGCCCGTTCAAAATTAAAACCACTTCATTTTCTAAAGGTTGTGAATCTGCAATCTCTTGCAAAGATATTTGCTTATTTGTTGGGTCACCATCGCCGCCAAAGTTGATAATTTGTACTTCAAATATTTTGTTTTTTACCAGTATGTCTGTATCAGCTGTCACCAGTATCCTCATGCCGTTGACCAAATCCACTCCATCCACATTGTAGCCTGTGGCGCCCTCTATGGTGGAAAAAACATCTGTGGTGAATGTGTCAATCACATCCACATATTGTTTGGCAAATGTGCCAAATTGATACAATTTTAAACCAGCATCAAATTCAATAATGGGTCTTTGCGCTCTCAAAGACTCGTCCACTTCTAATGGCACACCATTGTATGTGGCCACTGCCTGTATCACTGACTTGTGAGTCCATTTGTTGATTCTTGACCAAGGATTTCTGTCTGGTGAATTTTTCTTAATTACTATATAATCTTTCACATCTGCATTCAAATCATCTATGTCAAATGTTGCTTTGTCAAAAAAGTCTCCTGCATTGTCAAATGCATCAAGATTATCATCCGCAATATCACTGGGCACAGCAAGATCTTGTTCATTCACTAATACAATGGCTTCGCCAACACCTTCCACATACCAATCATTTTGTGCATATTGGATAGGAGTAACATTGCCTTTAAAATTAACTTTCATACCATTAGATAATGATATACCGTTGGTTAAAGTATAGTCTTTCTTGCCTAGAATTTCTTTTGACACATCTATTTCACTGTTTTCTTCTATGTTAGCAATTTGTATCAATCCGTAGGCATTGATATCATTGGCAGCTACATAATAAAGTATGTCTGGAGTGTTTGCATCCACCACAAAAGTTATTATGCCTTGCTCAACATTTTGATCACTCACACCGTTGGGAGAGTCTACAAAATTAAAATCTGAATCTAAAGTTCTTGCTGTTTTGATTGTGAATGGCAAGCCTGGAGTATTAATATCAAAACGATAGGTTATGCCTCTGTACAAAATAAGCGTAGCATTCACTGTTTGACCATCAGGTGTGATCATGTAGGCCACATTGTCTTGATTATCACTCAGCGTCACTGTATAAGTGCTTTGTACTTGCTGTTGTAAACCTGTGATGGTGATGGGGTTAGGGCCATAGGTCAACCAATAGTATTCTCTAAAATTTATAAACTTGTCCCAGTCTATATTGGGATTCCAACTGTAGTATTCTGCAGCATTTAAAACACTGTGGTTGTCCACAACACCACCCAGACTTTTTATTTGGTTGATGTAATCCACATAATCTTTGTAAAACAAAACATTGTTAAGATTGTCTCTGCGTACTACCACAGGCTCTAATTGATAGTTTTGTCTATCATCACTGACTTCATTGATGTAGTTGTCATTAGGCACAAACGCTTGGGCATTTTTTCTGCCATAAAATGCACTTACTTTTTCAACTGTACCAGGATTTAAAAGTTGATCTAATGTACTGTATAAAAATTTTGTGTTGGTGGGAGTTCTAAAATATCTTGGCAGTAAATCGCTTGATTTACGACTTACAGAACCATCTGCTGATGTGGGAAGTGCTGACTCTTCTTGATTGTTATCGTATGCCATTTTTAATAACCATATCCTCCAGAAGATCCAGAGCTTCCAGAAGATCCAGAGCCTCCGCTACTGTTAGAACTGGTAGCAACACTGCTGGTGCCACTGGTGATGCCTGTGTTGATTGTGTTGGTAGCAGTGACCACAAAGCCATCTGCTCTCAATTTAGAAGCAGTCAATGCATCAATTATTTCCACATCCTGCACAGTTGCCCCACTGATGAAAATTTCATCACTTTCAGATTTAATTTCATACAGACTACCAAATGTTTGCACAGCCTGATCAGGCACAATCACAAAAGTAACTATGTCTGGAGCCAGTTGAGTCATTACGTAGGTGCTTAGTTCTGAGAAATAAAATGTATCTCCAAAATCCCAATTTTCTAGATTAAAATATTGATTGATTGCCTGTATTACACGCACTTTGATATCATCATTGTTTGTGACTTCGTTTAGGTTTTTAACCAATTTAAATGTGGCTTGAAATTTAGATTCTGATTTGTCACCAAATAAAACTTTGTATTTCACTGGGTGATATATTACTTCATCACTGATAGATTTGATTAGATTAATTTGTTGCCCAAAATTCTTATACATATTATCTGAACTTAATGGCAATGGTTTGTTCTCTATTGTTCCATCCAACCATGATCTAAAAGAGATGTCGTATGATCTTGTTAACAAAAACACATCTATAATATTAGTTACACTAGGATCTATTCTAGTAGCACTATCTGCACTGTGAACATATTGAAATTTTAATTGAGATCTGCCTAAATGTGCCTTATAGTTGCCAGTCACAGCAATAGTTAAAGTGGCTTTTGATAGTTTTTTAAATACATTTGTCACTGAATTGTAAAATACAGTGTCAGTATCATATGAACTATAAGCTCCTATCTGATTTTCACTGGTTATTGTTACAATATTTTCTAAATCTGTTGATACATAATTAAAATCTTCCACTCCTGCTGTGGTAATTTTCTTCTGAAATATATAATTGTTATTGGCTACAATATTTTTGAAAGCGTCTGGATTATCCATCAGTCCATCATCATCAGAATCAAACTGAGTGACTTCAATTTTTTTGCTGTCAACATAGCCTTGAGTATCTCTGTACTCTTGCAGCACTTGCCAATCAACGTGGCTTTGCATAGGCGTAAGTATTCCTGGAGCATTGTTGATAGATAGCACAGAAATTTTATCTTTAATCACTTTACCTACGTTAGCCACGTAATCTTTGTTGTTGCTGTCATAGAAAAAACGTATTTCTTTGTCACTTTCAAAAACATATCTCACTCCTCTATAGGTCACTGTGTATAAATCAGTGTCAGTGGTGAACAACAACAGCCAACTGGCATCCAGTTGTTGATTAGTGTTGTCTCCTGTTTTTCCTGTGCTAAAACTACCAAACAAATTTAAGTTAGTTTCATCAATCACCACCCAATCTCTCACAGCAGTGTTGTATCTTAAACCAAATACACTGTTAGAAAATATTTTATCCAACATTTGTAATTTGATATCACTGGATAGCACTTTTGAAAATTTTGCAATAATTTGTGTTAATATTGCTCCTGTAGGAACAATATCATTGAATACGATAGGTCCTGTGCCATCCGCTTGAATTACTGTGCCACTGTCAATCACTCTAATCACTGTGGTCCATAGAAAGTCAGTAGCTCCTGGATGATTGGCAGACCCTTGCATCAGTGTGCCGTCAGGCATGAAATGATAGCCTATGGGCGCAACAAATTTACATTGTGCTTGTGGTTCTAAATATTTTAAAACACTTTGTGTGAATGTTCCCACTGCAATTTTTTTATTGTCCACATCCTGTAAACCACCTGTGGAGATATTGCTGCCTGAACTGCTTTGATACCAATAATAATTAACATCTGTGGTTAATATTAATGGAAAATTGTCTTGATAAAAGTTAAAAAGTTTTTTTTCAGAAACCAAAGGTTCAATCACATTGTTGATCACTCCTTCTATGTCTGTTCTGCTGACATAACTGAACGTGATGCTGTTGTCTATTCTTTCTTTGTAAATGATTCCATCATTGCCAAATATGTTAGTGCTGCTGTATTTGCTGGTGGCATCTAACAGGTCAAAATATCTTGAAATTCCACTGCTGGTTCTATTAACTGACTTAACTTTAATAATTTCTTGATTGGTTGACAATGGAGCCACATTGTAATCTTCACCTGTAATCATTCTGTTTTGAGTGTAATAAGTGGATGGAGCATTGCTTCTTATAGATGCTGTGGTTTCTGAATTGCTGGCATTGTCAATGGTGTATTGCAATGACATAGCAATGGTGAGTGTTTCAGTTTTGCCTGATGCACTGAGATAGTCCACTTGAATTTCTATATTTGCCATATCGGCTGGCACTATTTTAAATTGTCTGTTATCACTCACTCTATAATAGGCTCTGAACCCGCCTTTGGGTAAATTGCCAAAAGTTCCATCTGCAAATTGCAGATTGATTCTGTCTTCTGTTCTAGTAATCACACTGTAAATATTTCTAATACCTTTAGCAGTGCTGTTGTAAATCACATTGTTGCCCTCTGTGGCACTAACTTTGGTCCATAATTCTTGTTCTACTTTGTTGCTGTTCAGAGAATAAAGCCATACATCAGTTTGATTGATATTGTCAGCATCAATGCTCACTATTTGGTTGGGTGTGGATAGTGCCACATTAAAATCCCCTTGCTGCAGTACACCTTGTCTAAAATGAAAAAAGAATCCTGTGTGGCTGCTGGAGTATCCTTTGCCATCATCTTTGTACAAACAAGATAATTTATTTGTGGGTAATGGCGCCAATTCTTCAACGATGCCTGCATTCACATCCACTGATACCACTTCAAATTGTGTGTTTCTTCCGTCTATGCTTTTGGAAAAAGTAAACACTGGAGTTTCCTGTAAATTAGAATTGAATTGATATTGTTCCACAGGAACACCATCCACTGTGTCTTTTTTGTTGGGACGACCCACTTTGGTGTTGACTGGTAGTGCAGCATTCATTACTTTTATAAATTGCTCATACCAATCTGGATTACTGGTATCATTCCATATTATGGTTTGATTGGCAATGTTCACATTGTTGCTGTCAATGATTCCTTCTGTAGTGGAAATTGATTGCATTTTTAAAAGTCCATTGGCACACTGATTTCTTTTGGCATTGTAGCTCAGCAGTCTAGCCAGTCTCAACACAGATTCTCTGCGCTCTGCTAATTCAATAAAATTTTCTCTAGCATTGAGGTCAATTCTAAAAGCAATATTTTGTCCCAAGAAAGCAATCAAATCAATCAAGGCAAGGTATTCACTGCTTTCTAAATAGTCATTGAAATCTTCTGGATAATTTTGACGCAGATATCCAATCATGGATCTGCGAAGATTGTCAAAATCGTAGCTGGTAAAGTCAGCGTTTCTAAAGCTCTGATAGACCTTTCTCCAGTCTTCTGCCAGCAATAATTTATTCAATCTATCTGTGGATGACATATATCTCCGTTATATGAAGTTATTTATTAGGTTTGATTAAATGCTCTGTTAATTCTAGCTGATTAAACCCAGTTTTTCATCAAATTTTAAACGCAGACTTTCTGATATATTGTATGTAAGATAGGTGAGATCGCACTGTATTTGTATGCCACTTTCGTAGGTGTCAACAGTTACACCATTTACCTGCACTCTAGGGTCATAGTTCACTATGGTGGTCACATTATCAATAATTTGTTGTTTAATCATTTCTGTCAAGGGTTCAAACAAACTGTCCCAAATGATGGTGCCAAACTCAGGATTTTCCAGTTTTTCTCCTTGACGTATGTGAAAATGATTCAATATGTCCTGCCTAATCAATGCAACATCATACAGGTTGAAACTGGTAGCATTGGGATCCACTGTGCTGATGCCTCTGTAGGCTCTGGGTCCAGATGCCTGAGTGTAGGCTTTTTTTGACTTTAATGTGATGTCTTTGTATAATTTTTTTTCTTGTGTGCTCATATATATATTTATTATCCCTGTGGGAACGTCTTATTAGAAGCTGTGATTATTTTTGCTGAGTAAGGTGCACCATCATCTATCAGATCACCCAGTCTAGCCACCATCTGTGCCTTGTGTCCTATGAACACTTTGCTGGTAGCAGTGATAATGTAGGCTGTATGTCCACAATCAGTTTTGATTTCATCACCCAGTGTGGCTGCTAATCTGTTGCCATCACACACCACTTTGCTGGATCCAGTGATGATGGTGCCACCGGTGTTCAGTGGAGCCAAATGACTGGGGTGAGAGCAGGTACCTTGTGTTCTGTCTCCAATGCGTGCAATGCCTCTGGACATTTGTTTATATTCCTATTCCTGCAAGTTGTGATGTCAAATTGTTTTTCATAGCATCTGCTGCTGATTCGATAGCTGATTGATTGGCTGTGAATTGAGTGGCTGCAGATTCAGCCATATTTTTAGCAGCATCCAACAGTCCCATCACTTGTGGTTCTAAACTGGGAATCGACTGAGTCAGCACTTGAGTTTTGATAGCATCAAAAGCAGGCACAAGGTCACTGCCCAACGAATTCAATTGATTCATAATTCCACTGCATCCTCCAGCAGAGGATGTTTGCACTGCCAAACTTAACTGAGGTATTAGAGCCTCCACAGATGCTGCCACATCTCCCACCTTGGCTGTGATGGCAGAAGTAATGCCTGCTGCTGTGGCTCCAAAACTTGTCATGGCACCTGTGATGCTGGATTGAAGACTGGCCAAAGCAGGAGGTAGGCTGGGCAAGGATGGAATACTGCCGTCCACACCAGGCAGACCTGGCACTGAAGGAAATCCTCCAGGAAGATTTTCTAAACTAGGCAATGAAGGTAAACTAGGCAATGAAGGCACGCCTTGAAATCCGCCTCCTGCAAAATATCCATCGAATGCTTTTTCAGCCTGATCTAGCAGAGGACTCAAATCATTCAATGCTCCTTTTAGAGCTCCCACATTGCCTGCTATTTTAGGAATAGTTTCTTGAATTTTCTTTTCCGCTTCTTTGGCCAATGCAATGGCGTCTCCACCCACTGTGGCTCCCAATGTACCGCATAGGTCGCAGGCTTGACCACCCACGTTGACCAAATCTGTGGCTGCTGTGGTGGCTGCTTCTATGCTGCTGGTGATTGATGCTGGAATAGTAAAATATGGCATAAAATTATTTATTTTTTAAATGCGTCAGGTATGCCCGACAAGGTTGTGTTGGGTATCTGCTCAATGGTGGTCCGATCAGTGCGTGATGTTTTCACATTGTCAGGGTTCAAATTTTCATGATGTGGCCATGGTTCATGCTGAGGCACACGTTTCATGATGTTGCCACTGCTTTCACCTGGATTGGTGTGTGTGCTCAATGGAGTTGGCTCTGTCTTCACTGCTTTGTTGTTGTTGAGGTTAATTACTCCACCTGTGTCCAGATTAATATTGCCATCTGCATAATGATTGGTGCTGCCCACAGATATGGTTTGATTGGCTGCCACTGTGATGGTTTGATTGCTGCCTACTGTGATTCTATGACTGCCCAATGTTTCTTCAGTAATACTGCTCATGGCCTTGATGTTGACACTGCGTCCTGCTTCGATGTTGACATCTCTGTCTGCTTTGAAATTAAAGTCTGTCTGCGTGTGTATGCTCACACTGTCCTGCGCAAATATGTCCAACTTGCCGTTGGCAGTCATTTCGATCCAGGTGGTACCAGCTGCATTGCCAATGTAGATCAAATCTTCTGAATTGTGCATCAATATTTGATGTCCTGTGCGTGTTCTAATACGCACCAACTCATTGTGAGGTATGGTTTCATCTGCTGGAGTAACTATGTCTATGTTTTTATTCACATATTCTGAGGGTCCTTTTGCAGCGGAAGTCTTACGTAAAAATTTATCGTCACCATCATCCATCACAATGCTGCTGCCACCCAATCTTGAATGATATCTGCCACCTTTGCCTCGAGCATTGCCGCGTTTGTCCAATGGGCCTGGAGTGCTGACTCCAAACACACTGCTGGGTGTTTCACGTCTGGCACTGGTGGTGGTTAATCCTCTGATTTCATCTGTTAATAATCCTTGATTTTTTAAAATATTTTTAAAATCTGTATTAATAGGCTTTAAATTTTTTGTAGCATCTATTAAATTTAAACTGTTAATCAACAATTCTTTGTTGTATTCACCCACTGGTAGTTTCTTCCCAATGTCTGTTAAATTGGTTGTGGTGTCAGTGAAAGTGGTTGCAGGTCGACCATCAGGAATCATAAAATTTTGATTTTCTGCCTGTACACAACCAATCCAATAGCCTTTATTGATATTGCCTTCCACAAATATCACCAGCACTATGTTGCCGATGTCTGGCGGAATAAACCACATGCCGTAGCTCTGCTGGCTACTGGCATAATCTGTATTTTTAGTCACTCCTGCATAGTTGGTCACACCGTAAAAAGGATTAAGATATTCTACCTGTACACGCTGATTAGCTTCCAATGAGTCCATGCCAGGATCCACAGATCTCAGCAACTCCACCTCCAGTGTGCCCATGTATTTGCCATCCAGGTGACTGGTGATTCTGGCTTCGTAAGGACCTGAATCCTTTATTGAGCTTTGTTTGTTGGGGCTGCTTCTGCGATCAATTGAAAACATTATGCTCCTGTCCCGTCAATATTTGGGGCACCACCTTCTGTATCACCATAGATTGGCTGGCCCAAAGAAGTTGTGCTGGTGCTTTTGCCTGTGATTTCTTGATTTAGTACTCTTATTAATTTCAAATTTTGTGTAAAGGTTCCGTTTGTAAAAATATTGTCCACGAAATTTACTTTATACACTCCACTGAATTCATCTAACTGCACAAAATTTTTATTAAGATCGTTGGCTGTGCCTTTAAACACCATGTTTCCGTTGGACGTATAGTCTATGGGTGTTCTAAAATTCACCACACAATATATGCCGCTAAAAGTAGGTTCGGCACTGCCATCTTTGTTTATAAATTTCTTTTGTCCTGTGCGTGGATCCTTGTCCACAGTTGAATAATAGTTACCCAGTCCGCTGTCAGCTAAAAAATATGGATCACCTAGCAATTCAATTGTGGTATCTACTAAACTAATGTTGCCAGTCATTATCATATCGTGGAATTCTAAATTCAGTCTTTGTTCTGTAGTAAGTTCACCCAGTGCTTCATAATTTTTTCTGCGAGGACTTGCATAGAAATTTGCAGTCAGTTTACCTGTGCCTACACCTTGTGCTGCAGCATCACCAGCCTTATCGTCTGCTGAAGTTTCTTTTTTTTCTCCTTCATTTTTTGTTTTTTTATTAGGATCTTCTTTAGAGTTGGCTTGATCGCTGGGCAACTGTTGTTGGAAACTGGCTTTGATTTGAATATCGAATTTTAATACATCTAGATTTTTACCAGTAAAAAGATAATCATATTCTTTCACTACAAACTTGTTAAAATTTTCTGTTTGAGTTTTTTTATTAATTTTTGCAAACAATGATTCATGTACTTTGTGTTCTATCACGTCAATTACTATTAACAATGGATAGGTGCCATTTTTTTCCACAATCACTGTGTCATTTATGTAAAAAGCTCTAGGCACTATCTTGAACCATGTTTTAAAACCGTTGGCATCACTGGGTTGAATCAACCGTTGACCGTACTCACTCAGCAATATCACGTTTGTTATAATATCAGATAGAGTTGTGCCCTGTTTAAAACTTAAATTTGGAATTTGGCCTCTTACACGAAATTTTGATAGTTTTGTAAATTTATCATAGAATGTATTATCGTCCTCGCTGCCTACATTCTTATTTTGTTGTTTGGTAAGATTTATTTTGGAGTTTCCAATATTATTCAAGCTGTCTTTGGATTGCACGTAACTGGTGGCATTGGGGCTACTAACCACTTGTGCACCAGTGCCAATAATATTACTTCTTTGTAAGTCTGCAGTGGATGTTGCTGCTAACTCTGCATCTTGATACGAAGTTCTTTGACTAAGTTTTTCTTGTGCTTCTTGAGTTGGAAAGTTTATTATGACGTCATTTATTTCTTCCAGCGTAGTCTTATTTTTATTTTTTGCTTTTCTATTTTTATTTAATTCGTTCTGTAATGCTATCTGCAGCATTTCTTGCACTGTCGTGCCTTCAATTTTTACATCTTTAGGTATTGTTTGTGTACTGTTCTGCAATGCAATATCACTTGTTGGGACTGCTTGAATTGTGTATCGCGCACCAGCCTGATCCGCAGTAAAATCAATATTACCAATTTTTATAGGAAATATGCGTTTAGTGCTGTTGCCCAAGGCATCTTTGACTGATTCAACTTTGTTGTCCAATGTGTGACCTATAAATTCAATAATCAAACACCAAGGGGCTTCTATATAGTTTTTAAATCCTGCTTTCAATCCAGACAGTCGCAGTGTTTCGACAAATGTGCCCATACTGTATGGTTCATACACAGTAAATTCTAATTTTGTCACATTACTTTGTCCTTTGTCTTGAGGACCTATCATGGTGTTGATGTTGACGTCACCAATAAAATATTCACGTGCAGTTCTTGTGTTAGAAGTGCCACCATTGAAATCTAAATCATAGGGCGTGAGAAATTTTGATTGCCCAGAGCCACCACTTCTCACTATAATTATTTGAGGTGATTTTTGACGTAATCTAGCAGGAAAATTAATCTCTTCCAAAGTAAGACATGCCAAAGTAAAAATACAGTTGAATGAATTGTACTGATGCAAAGGGTTTGGCACTTTGTTGGGAAACAATTCTCCCACGTCCACTGTGGCTGTGTCTGACTCAAAAGTGTCTCTTTGATAAAAATTTTGACCCAATGTTTGACCCAATGCCGCAGCATCTCTTTGAGATTCTGTGGTTGGTATCACTCTAATGTTTGTTGATGCATCAGGAATTGACATTTTAGATTCCTAAGGCTTGTCTCAATTTGGGTCCTTGCGGCAAATAAATTTTTATACCAGCCACTAGATCATAAATTGGATCTTTGATCACATCCATGTTTCTCTGTGCAAACACCCACCACAGTTTGGTATTTTTATACAAATCATAAGCTAATAAATCTGGTCTGTGTGTGTATTGTGGCTCCACAGTGTACAACACATCATCTGCAGTGGCAGGAATGGGTCTGATATTGAGCAAATCTAAATATTGGTCATTTACGGTTTGTGTGTTGGCAAAAGGACTGTGGGGTTGATACTGAGCCATTAGATGAATCCTCCTTCACCCTGCACATATTTGCCATTGACAAAATTATTCATATTGAATTGAGATATAGTAGATCTGCTGTATTGAGGTTGCAATATTATTGATATCAAACTTTCTGATGGCGCCCAAGCCAAACTTTTATATTGTCCTTCGTCTGTGTCTCCCAATGCTTCTGGAAATAATCCTGTTTGAATGTAATCGCAGTCTTTGCCCAACTCTATGTTGAAACTAGTGATAATCACAGGCACATTTTTAAAAACAAAATCACCATAGCCATTCAACAGCACCACAGGCGGTGGAGACCCTGCGTCTGAGCTGCCTTCACCATAACGCATTTTTGTTGCGCTTCTCAAATAATGCACACATGATACCCAATATGCTGCTTCCACACTATTTTGCACATAAAAATCACCGTTGATTTGAATTTGATCCACTGTGCTGTAGTTGAATGAATTAAAAGTGTAATTGGTGTGAGCAGGATTGTTAGCAGTGTATTGAGCACTGTGAGCCATCAATATGCTGGGTGTGTAGGGAAAACACAATCCTCCGGTTTTCATCACAGGCAGCATCAATCTGCTGTCTTTGAATGAAGTAGGAATGCTTAATTTGACTCTCCAATCTTTTTCGCCTGGTTTGGCAAGTGCTGTGGCTGTTGTTAAAGTTTTGGCATCAGGCATACCATCTTTGGGCAATGATTTGCCTCGCACATCGCTCATGTTGAACATGCTGCCGGCGGCTTTGGCTATGCCTGCGCCTGCTATGGCTCCTATTGCTGTGCCTGCTACTTTTTTTAAAAATGACATATTTGTAATATATTAAGTATTTATTGACATAATTAAGTATGTAGTTTATAATGAAGGCTAATTAGAAAGGAATTCAATGAAAAAAATAAACTATCTCAACAACAAAGATCTGTTGGAAGAAATACACAAATCCAAGAATAGCTATTGTTCTTACACTAAAGATGAACACAGCCGCTATGATGCAATCATAGCTTCTTTGGAAAAAATCAATGTGCGCAGCATAGCAGAAGCCAAACGGGTTAGAGCCAAGCGGTTGGCTCAGGAAGAGTTTGAACGTCGCAAACTTACTGATCCCAAGGTCAAACTGTCCGAGTGCGAAGTGGACTATAGGAAGATACAAAAGCATGAGCTGGTATTCAGAGTCATGACCTATGAACACATACCCAACGAACCAGGACGCAAAAAAAATCCCAAAAGTTCAGCTGATAGTAAATGCAAAGTGAACTTTCCTGCATTTCAACATTGGAAGCATGATGAAAAAGGCAATCTTTCATGTGTGGGCAAAAGTCACTGGGAAGGCGGCATGCACAATGGCAAGTTCAACAAGGAAGGCGGCAAACCCACTGCCAAACTGGCCATGATGTGGATGAAACTGTGTGAACGTTATGCCACCAGAGGCAATGTGCGAGGCTACACCTACAATGACGAAATGCAAGGACAAGCTATATTGCAACTGACTCAGATTGGATTGCAATTTGATGAAAGTAAATCTAACAATCCATTTGCATACTACACAGCAGCAGTGACCAATTCTTTTGTGAGGATCATCAATATCGAAAAAAGAAATCAAAATATTAGAGATGACATTATGGAAATGAATAACATGATGCCCAGTTCCACGCGACAGAATTCAGAATCATATCAAAAATCGATGGATCGTGAATTCAAAAAGAAAATTTAAATCCTTGACTTTAATCAATTATTTGTTTACAATTAAGTCTTGGGAAATATTATCTAATGTTTAAAAAAGCAGCCGTCTTTACTGACATACATTTTGGTCTGAAGAGCAACAGCATGATTCACAATCAAGACTGTGAAGAGTTTGTGGATTGGTTCATTGACCAGGCCAAACAAAACAATTGTGAAACTGGTATATTCTGTGGTGACTGGCATCACAATAGAAATTCGTTGAACTTGATGACCATGGATGTCTCCATCAAATGTTTGGAAAAACTGGGTAAGGCTTTTGAAAAATTTTATTTCTTTCCTGGCAATCACGATCTGTACTACAAAGACAAGCGTGATATTCACTCAGTGGAGTTTGCAAGATTTATTCCTGGCATCACAGTGATCACACAGACCACTACCATAGATGACACAACCTTAGTGCCTTGGTTGGTGGGAGATGAATACAAACAGATCAAAAAAATCAAAAGCAGATACATGTTTGGTCATTTTGAATTGCCGCACTTCTTAATGAATGCCATGATAGAGATGCCAGACACTGGGTTGATACAAGCAGTGGATTTTGTGCATCCAGAATATGTGTTCACAGGACACTTCCACAAGAGACAAACAGCAAGAAACATACATTACATTGGTAATCCCATGCCGCACAACTATGCAGATGTGAATGATGATCAGCGTGGTATGATGATCATGGAACATGGTGGCACTCCCAGATACATCAATTGGTACAATTGTCCAAGATATTTGAAAGTAAATTTAAGTCAACTACTGAATGATGCAAAGAACATTATACTGCCCAAGATGCACTTGCAAGTGACGTTGGACATAGACATCAGCTATGAAGAAGCCAGTTTTATCAAAGAAACCTTTATAAAAGATTACAACTGCAGAGAAATAGTGCTGATTCCAGGCAAGAAAGATGATGAACTCACCAGTACATTGGATATCACACGTTTTGAATCTGTGGACGAAATAGTCAGCAAAGAGATCAATGCTATTGAATCTGACAGTTATAATAAAAATACTCTATTAGAGATTTACAGAGACCTACAATGATCAAGATCAAAAGCCTCACAGTTAAAAATTTTATGAGTGTGGGCAATCAAACACAAGGCGTGAATCTAGACAAACAAAGACTCACATTGGTGTTGGGAGAAAATTTGGATCAGGGCGGAGATGATTCTGGCAGCAGGAACGGCACAGGTAAAACCACACTGATCAATGCACTGAGTTATGGTTTATTTGGTGAAGCACTGACAAAAATACGCAGAGAGAATTTGGTCAACAAGACCAACAACAAAAACATGTTGGTCACACTAACTTTTGAAAAAGACGGTGTGAAATATCGCATTGAAAGAGGCAGACGCCCCAACACATTGAGATACTTTATCAATGACTCGGAACAAGAGATCACTGACGAGAGTCAAGGCGACAGCAGAATGACTCAGGCTGCTATCAATCACATGTTGGGATTATCGCATGCCATGTTCAAACACATATTGGCATTGAATACCTACACAGAGCCGTTCTTGAGCATGAGTGCCAATGATCAAAAAGACATCATAGAACAGTTGTTGGGCATCACACTGCTGAGTGAAAAAGCAGAACTGTTGAAAGATCGCATTAGAGTCAGCAAAGAAGACATAGCCATGGAAAATGCACGTTTGGAAGGCATTAAGATGAGCAATGAAAAGATCAAAGAAACCATTAACTCGTTGAGCAACAAGGAAAAAATTTGGAACACACAGAAGAATTTGGATATTGAAAAATTAAATAAATCCATTAAAGAGTTAGAGTCTGTGGACATTGACAAGGAGTTGGTGGCACATCAGCTGCTGGAAGATTGGCTCAAGATCAATAATGAATTGAAACAATTGCAAAAAGATCGCAGCAGTTTGGAAATGACACTGTTGCAGGCAGACAAAACAGTGAATAAAGTGGGCAATGATCTGGATAAACTGCATGACAAAGCCACTTGTTATGCCTGTGGTCAAGAACTGCATGATGATAAATTTTGTGAAATACAACGCAAGTTGGAAGAAGAATATGGTGAAGCAGTCAACTACAATCAAAGCATACAGGCTGAAATAGCCATAATAGATGAAGCTATCAAACTCATGGGCACACAAGACACACGTCCAGACACATATTATGACAGCATCAAAGAAGCATATGAACACAGACAACATCTGGAAACTTACAAATCCACACTGAAAAACAAAGAAGCTGAACAGAATCCTTATGTGGATCAGATCACAGAACTCAGCACAGAAGCACTGCAAGAACTGGACTGGAGTGAAGTAAATCGCTTGCAAACTTTAAAAGACCATCAAGAATTTTTATTAAAATTGTTGACCAACAAGGACAGTTTTATCAGGAAGAAAATAATAGATCAAAATTTAGCATTCTTAAACAACAGGCTCACCCACTATCTCACAGCATTGGGACTGCCGCACAGTGTAATATTTAAAAATGATCTCAGTGTGCAAATCACCATGCTGGGACAGGATCTTGACTTTGACAATCTCAGCAGAGGAGAGCGTAATAGATTGATATTGGGCTTGAGCTTTGCGTTTAGAGATGTGTGGGAAAGTTTATATCAAGAGATCAATTTGCTGTTCATAGATGAATTGATTGATTCTGGATTGGACACAGCAGGTGTGGAATCATCCATTGCCATACTGAAACGCATGAGCAGGGAGCGTGGCAAGAGCATCTATCTAATCAGTCACAGAGATGAACTCATGGGTAGAGTCAACAACACACTCAAAGTGATCAAAGAAAATGGATTCACTTCCTACAGCAATTCAACTGAATTTCACGAGATATAGGAGCACACATGGACGACACACATGATTTATTGACCAAGGCCTACATGAACTACTTCAAATACAATGAGAAGTTTGCCAAAAGACCCAGCCGACAGAGCAAAATACAGGCTAGAAAATGGTTGAGTGAAATACGCAAACTGGGTCGCACACGCCGAGCAGAAATTGTGCGTGAATACAAACAGCACAAAGAGAAGGCCCGCACACAGTGAGCACGGCGCAGCCGCTGCGGTAGACGCTATAGTTTGTACGAAGTACAAAACTACGGCGCAAAAATTTTCTGTGCCTTTTGGTACCAAAACTTTTCAATCACTGCCAAAATATCACAAAGATCCAAGACTGCTGTGAACGAATTCATCACACAGTAAGTACCTGCATGACGTGGATGTATCAGGGCAAATCATTGGATGCACTGCCGGAAGGCACCGAAGGATTTGTGTATCTCATCACTAATTTGGTATCTGGTCGCATGTATGTGGGCAAAAAGTTGGCCCAGTTCAAAAAATCACGTCCACCACTCAAAGGCAAAATCAACCGACGCAGAAGCCGGGTGGAATCAGATTGGCGAGACTATTGGGGCAGCAACGAACATCTGTTGCAGGATGTGCAACAGCAGGGTGCTGATCAATTCACCCGAGAGATACTGTACATCTGTCGCAGCAGAGGCGCCATGGCATATCTGGAAGCCCGCGAACAATTTGAACGCAAAGTGTTGGAGACTGATGCATACTACAACGGCATCATCAATGTGAGAATAGGCAGCAGCAATCTACTGAGGGAAGAAATTCAAAGGCTCAAGGCACTGACATAGCAACCACACTGATCTGAAGATCCAGGAAATACGTCTCTCAAAGATGGTGAATCCTGAGTTGCACAATGAGGCAAAAACGATGGTGCTCTGTGAAACAGACACAACACCCATATTGAGGAATTGCTTGAACAGTTCCCACAATATTCCGTAGCAATGAAGTCAGCCAAGAGGGGTATAGGGCTACCGCCCCGCAGTAGCAATGGCTGTTCAAGATGGCGTGCTCATCTCGTATGACGTCACCACTTCTCCCCGTTCTGGGAGAAGTATGGATCCACTATCTGTATGAGCGAGCAGTTGCTTCGCAACTTGATAGAGCTACACAGTGAGAGCGCAGCGATCACTTGGACGAACTGGTTCGTCCACTACTTGTGTTTGGGTTCACGCTGTTTGGATTGTCTTTTTACTAGATCTCGTTCGTCACTGTCCATGATATACCAAGCCACTCCAATGATCAACAACAGTGTGGCAATATTCAATATGTATGCAATCATGATATAATATCCTTTGGCAGTTAGTGTTGCAATTGTGCCAGTGCTAGGGCAGCGTCCTGCGCTAGGTTGGGATCGAATTCGGTCACTGTGTGCCACAGATTTTCTTGCGCGGGTGCTGATCGCACCCTGTACAGATCAGTGTGTGGCCAGGATCTCACTTGCAACGCCTGCAGCACAGCATGACTGTACACATGCACACTCCGAGGCTGCATGCTCAGCAATTGATCAATGTTGGTTTGATTCAACACACTGTGATAGGTTTGAATTTCAGTGACTCTAGAATCTTCAGCAAAGTTTCTGGCAAAGTGGTCGCCGCGCAGCCACGTGGTGTTGGTGTGTATCACCACATCTTCTGCTCTCAGTCTGCAACGTATGTGAACAAATCCCAGTCGTCTCAATCTTTCTGCAGTGTGTCTGCCCACGCATTGTATTTCATAGGGCAGCAGTGCTGTGAGCGGATGTTGATAGTGTTGGATGGCAGCAATGTGTGTGATCAATAAGCATTGAGTCCCAGCAGCCACATGCGAGACTGCTTGAGTGGTGACACAAGGCAGCCACATGCTGTCGTCAGGCATGGTGTGATTCACGTTGCTTTGTGTAAACACTCTCATCGTAAGATTATTTACTTGCAGACTGCACACATTAAAATATATTATTTGGTTCTTGGGTGTTTGCTGGGCTGTTAAAAGAATGGCAAGCCGCTTTTTTTGGTGGTTTCTAAATTTTCTTTGATGATCTTGCCTATGATTTCGCGATCTTCATAGCTGATCATGAAAAGGTCATCCACGCTGAGACTGCCACGCATGTACCAGGCCATTTTGAACAAATCCATTTTGAAATTTTTGGTTTCATTCTCCATGTCCTTGACTTCTTGCAAAATAGTCGCTAGAGAGCTGGGTAGAATTTTTATGCGAAAAAATTTGACTGATCGAATGTCACGGGTACCTCAAAACTTGCAGGGGCGCCCGCTTTTATATCTTCAGCTGTGCTGGCCACTTTGATGGGTTTGATGCTGAAAGATTCTCTTTGTTTTTGCACATGAGCCATAATGGCAGCATAAAAGTTTTTTTCTGATTTAGCAATGAATTCAGTGATGTGTGTGGGATCAGTGACCACCTCTCCATCCACGGCAATGCTGACCACACTGTCGGCCACCATGGCTATGGTGATGTCTGTGAGTTTTCTAAAGCTCTGTTGAAACATGGACAACTTGGTTTGTTCATCTATTTTGTCGTCATTGACCACATTGATTATTCTTTGTTCTTCAAAAGACTTGACAGCACCTGCAGTGAATTCTTTGTAGTTGATGGGTTTCAAAGTCACGGTCAAGGCACCTATGTTCACAGTGTCCACAAACGTTCCCATCATGAGATCATCCAAGGCCAAACGCAGATCCATGCTGTAGTCTCGTTTGATAGTGGTGTTGGGCACATTGATGTTGACATCCATGCTTTCTCCATAGGTGGCAATTCTGATGGCAATCAGCACAGCATCCAAATCAATGCTGGGCATCAGCCAAGCATTCTTAATGTTGGGCACACAGCTTTGTATCACATCCACAGTGGCCTGACCATTCATCAGTGCATCCGGAGTTTTGAACAACAATTCGTCCTTGGCAGTCATGGCATACACTGGCAGTTCACCATTGGCTGGCATTTCCAATGTGCCCGCTGGATAAAACTTGCCTCTGCTGGGCAATCGCATGTAGTTTTTGACCTGTCTAAAATACTTCTGTAAAGGATTGCTGCCCTGTTTGATTTGATTTTCTACCATTATTACCTCCGTATAAATAAGTGTGCAATTAACATATTTGTTTTAATATGTGTATATTTATAGTCTAAATTAACTGGGTATTTAATAAATGGCAAAAGTAGAACTGAGAGATGGCATTATAGAAGGTGCTGCATCAGAAGCCACACTACAACAGATTCTAGCAAAAATTGGCGCAGATGGCAAAGGCGCCAAAGAGGCCACTGCCATGGCCAAGAGCATGAATGAGGTCACCAAAAGTGCCAAAAATGCCTCCACTTCATTTGATAGGCACATCACCTATCACAAAAAATTTTCCAGCGTGATACAAGATTTTGGTATCAACATAGTCAAAGGCACAGACAAATTTGGAGATTTCACTTCCAGTCTCACTGGCTACATGTCACAGTTTGGTTTGGGTTTTGCACTGATGGCACAAGGCATTCAACGATTGGTGGATGAACTGGATCAGCAGATTGGGGTATTTAGAGACCTCAGCACAGTGGGTGCAGATTTTGGTGACAGTATTTTTGGCTCCAGAATGGCTGCCATTGAAGCTGGCCTAGCCTTGGATGTTTTTACAAATGCAGTGAAAAAGAATGCAGACACATTGGCCCTATTGGGTGGAAATGTGAACATGGGTGCAAAAAGATTCACTGCAGTCAGCAGGGTAGTGCAGAGAGACTTGCAACCAACCTTTTCCAAATATGGTGTCACCATGGAAGAAACCACACAGTTGTTGACAGATTATCTTGAAATACAAACAGGATTGGGTGACGCTCAAAAGATGAGCAATGACGATCTGGTAAGAGGCACTGAAAATTATGTGAAAGAATTGGATCTGTTGGCTAGGACCACAGGCTTGTCACGCAAAGAAGCATCAGAGGCTCTTAAGTTGCAACAGCAGGACAAAGTGTTGAAGAGTTTGATGATGAGCATGACCAAAGAGCAGCAATTACGTTTGGGAGGCATGCTGGCGGGAATTGAAAAAACCAGTCCTGAGATGGCAGCTGCCATAAAAGAATTAGTGGTCACTGGCGGTGCTCCTATTTCCGATAACGCCAAAAGTTTAGCATTGATTAATCCTCGATTGTTGACCTTGGCAGCAGGTTTAAAAGATGGTTCTGTGTCCAATGCTGAGTTTGGTGCAGAAATGCGTAGAACTGCAGAGATAGCTCAGGAACAAGGCAAGACCATGGGTCAGACCAACGCTTTGGCTACGTTGCTGGGTTCAGGACTGTTTGGTGCTGGAGCAGAAATGTCCAAATTCACAAAATTCATGGAAGGATCCGCCGAGGCCATTGAAGATCAAAGAAAAGCAGAAGAGTCTGCAGGCAAAGTGGTGACAGATTTCAGCAACCAGATGAGAAAACTAATGAACCAGATCATAGCTGCCATATCTCCATTCCTGTATGGTATAGAATTATTCATGGCAGGAATCACCAAGGTGGTGTCTTTGCTGAACACAGGATTTATTAAAGGGCTGATAAGTTTTGCGGCCATCATAGGAGTGGTGTTGGTGGGACTCAAAGGCCTAGCTGTCGTAGTGGCCGCTACAAAAGCTGCTTATGCATTTAGCCGCAGCGGCAACGTAATGAGCACAGGCAAACAAGCAGCAATGGGACTATATGACAAAGCCAAAGGTTTTGTGATGGGTGGGGGATCTAAAGCACCAGCAGGTGGCGGAGGTGGCGGTGGAGGATCAAGCAGTGCCAGCAAAGTTTTAGAAGGTGTTGGCAAGGGAGGCCCTACCATAGGAGCCAGTCTCAAAAGTTTAGCTGGTGGATTGGCTGCGTTTGGTGTCAAAGGTCCTGCAATTGTGGCTGGAGCTTTTTTTCTTGGAACATCCATTGCATTAATAGGAGCAGGCATTGCAGGAGCAGCATGGCTCATGGGCACAGCATTCAGCAAATTTGCCGATGACTTGAGCAAATTCAATTCAATCGACGGGCAGAATCTAAAGAG